GCCCAGCAAGCACCCCGCTCCCCCAGGCTGGACAGACCGGGAGCGCTACCGCCGAGGCAATCTCATCGTAGAGAACAACTGGGACGGCCATGCCGGCCTCCCCGACGCCGATCCCACTCTGAGCTCAGATCGGGCCCACAGTGACCCCACAGTGACCCCAGAGTGGGCCCAGAGTGACCCCACAGTGACCCCAGAGTGGGCCCAGAGTGACCCCAGAGTGACCCCAGAGTGGGCCCAGAGTGAGCCCACAGTGAGCCCACAGTGGGCCCAGAGTGAGCCCACTGTGACCTTGGCCCCTAACGGTAACGGTAACGATAACGGTAGCATAACGGTAACTACACCGGCGAGTACGCCGGTGTCCGCCCACGCGGACGGGCCCGGGCCCCCTCCAGAGGCCTTTTGCGATTGGCTAAAGGTCATCGAGCAGGCCAAAAACCGGCCGGCATCCCTGCAGACCATGTTTCGGGCCCTCTACCCGGGGAGGAGTCCGCCCGATTACAGCTATCTCGGCCGCGTCGCCCGCCAGGTGGGCGGTGCCGGCCGGCTTGCTGAGCTGCTCTGGCAAAACAGCAGCCGGCCGCCCACCGGCGACATCCTGGCATACTGCCTGTCGACCGGCCGATCCAAACCAGCCGGCCGCACTCGCGGCCAGGTCGACCCACTGGAGATCGTGAGGAAACTCAATGCAAACACCGTCGACAGCAGCAATAGCACCGACCAATCCGTCCCGCTCCCTGGCCCCCCATGAGCCAACCCTCGATCAGATGCGCCAGGTAATCGGCGTTCTGATCACCTTTTACCCTTACACCGTCCGGGATCTCGATGAGCAGCAGGCGGCCCGCCGCATTAATGACCTGGCGATCGCCTGGAGGTCCACCGTCCGGTCCTGGCCCATCGAGATCATCCGCCACGGCGTTCAGGCCTACGCGCTAACCGGCCGCTTTTTCCCGTCACCCGGCGAGGTGATCGCGGCCGCAAAGACCGACCTCCGAAACGGAAACGCTCCCGACGAGGTCGAAAAATCCTATTGGCTCAAACAGGCCCGCGACTGGGGTCTTTGCTCGCACTGCTTCTGTCGGCCCTGCATCTGTCAACCCGAGGACCAAGATGGACGCTGAAGAATGGATGGGGTTGCTGCTAGTTATTCTCATGGTAGTGATGTTTGCATGGACGGCATTTGTCATAATGGATGCAGCGCGAGTGGTAGCCAGGGACTGGCGGACACTGGAAGACTGCGCCCTGTTAGGATATAGGGACTCCATTCGGGTAGATGGCAAATACTGGTGCTTCAAGCCATACTCGGATAGTGCCCCACCGTCAGTGCGGCTAGAGATAGAACAAGAGCAACGGTGACAAAGTCGGAGGCGAGGGAACAGCAGTGACAAGCTGGTCTGGCGGCCTGGTCGAGTGGACAGATGGTGACATCGCATACCTGTCTGTGGTTTTCTCATGGCAATTGCAACGCGCCTATAGTCGCGCCGTCTGGTTGAGACAGCAGGGATACCATGTTCGCGCTGGCGGGCCAGCGGTGGCAATCAACCCGACCTTTCTGTCATCGGTTGCAGAGATCGGCGGTGGGGTCGATGCGCTGGCGCATCATAACCCTGATGCCACGTTCACAAGCCGGGGCTGCATCCGTCATTGTCCATTCTGTGCTGTGCCAAAGATCGAGGGTGATCTAGTCGAACTGTCCGACTGGGAGCCGCACCCGATTGTCTGTGACAACAACCTCCTAGCCTGTAGCCGGGCCCACTTTGACCGGGTGATCGACCGTCTGAAACCAATACCAGGCGTGGACTTCAACCAGGGCCTAGACGCGCGACTGTTGACCAGTTATCACGCCGGCCGCCTGGCCGAGCTGGACCTCCACTGCGTGCGCCTTGCCTGGGATGATACCGGCATGGAGAGGCAATTCCTGGCGGCCTACCAGATCCTGCGCGATGCCGGGATACCAGCACGTAAAATTCACGTGTACGTGCTGATCGGTTACAAGGATACGCCGGCCGATGCGCTCTACCGGCTGACAACGGTCTGGTCTCATGGATCGTTCCCCAACCCAATGCGCTACCAGCCGCTGGACGCTAGCCGGCGAAACGAGTACGTTGCCCCAGCTTGGACCAGCCGCGAACTTAAGCGTTTCAGCAAGTACTGGTCAAGACTCTGGTGGTACAAGCATATCCCGTTCGACGAGTTCCAGGTTTCGAGATCCGGATGGGTGAGGCTCGATCGCCTGGGGGCCTGTGCTCGCACTGCTTCTGTCAACCCGAGGACCAACCATGAACCACTCAACCACCGGTCACCCAGGTAACAACGGGGGCCGGCTTTTCGTTTTGGATTGCGGAGGTGAGAAATGAGTACAACGGAATACAGCGAACGTTTTATGGTGGTGCTTACCGAGGCGGACCGGGCAGCCCTGGACGTGATGGCCCGAGACGACAGCGGGAGCCGGTGTAGCACGATCCGGCGGCTGATACGCCGGGAGGCGCGGGCGCGGGGCATTTGGGACCTGGTGCAGATGACCGGCCGGGTGTATTGGTCCGATGCAGCCAATCCGGACGATCCGGACCAGTGAGCCCGGAACGGGAGGAGGCTACCGCATGAGCATCTACGAATGGCGGCTTGACTGGAGGTTTGACATTGACTACGGCGACGACGGGATCATGGTGGACGCTTCGGTGATGTCCACCATCCCCAACAAGCGGTTCGCTGGCCTGACGCGCACCGAGCTGCTCGCGCTCCGCAAGGCGATCTCCGACGCGCTGAAGCGATACCCGAAAGGGTCCCGGGAGGCTGCCGCATGACCGAGCACATCTGCCCGGACCGCCACGGGCCCCCACATTGAACAGGAGATGCAGAAATGAGCACACACTGGTTCAAGACCAACAACCTCGCCATACTAATCAAGGCTAACGAATACGCCGACGCACGGAGACTGGCCGACCTCCTGAAAGACGGCGTGGAGCAATTCATCGCCGAGCAAAAGACCGGCGCCGAACTGATAGGCGCATGGGAACGCACGTATGCCGAACGGCTAGGCGCATGGGAACGCACGTAATCATCAGGAGAAACCCAGTGGACGTATTGCACCACCGTCACCATAAGTGGCTCACACTTCACCCGCGCAACATGCGGCGGGTCTACCCGGCCGAGCAGGTCCGGCAGATGGCCGAATCGATACGAGAGCGGGGCATCCTCCAGCCCCTGGTGGTCGTCGCTATCACTGACCCACTACCAGAGACCCCCCCTGCGTACTATGTGGTCGCTGGGAACCTGCGCCTCGCCGCTCTGCGCACCCTCGGCGATGCCGCGCCGGTTGTCCCCGTGCTAGTGCGCCAGCGTTCCGAGGCTGATCAGTTGCTCGACATGGCCGTCGAGAACGCGGTCCGGTTTGACCCTGACCCAATCTCAGAAGGCCAGCACTACCAGCGCATCCTACTCCAGCCCGATATGCAGATGGACATCGCCAAGCTTGCCCGGCTCACCGGGATCTCGACCAACCGCATCCGGCTGCGCCTCGCCTGGATCGCGCTGGAGGAGCCCATCCAGGACCTGGTTGCCCACGAGATGCTGCCCCTCGGAGCCGCCACTCCCCTCCTGACCCTCCCGGCCGGTCCCGTCCGGGTGCAGGCCGCTAAACGGTTCGCCATGGGCCACACCAGCGTCCGCTCCATCAAGGGGGCGTGTACCCGGATCTCAAACACGTTGCAGGACCGTGCAGAGGAAGAGCGCGCCGGCCAGGATCCAGCCGGTCCGGCGCTCGGGTTTATCGGAACCCGCGACACCCCCGGCGCCCACGCGACCATCAGCCCCCAGGCCCTGCGACAATCGCTCGCCGAGGCCTGCGCTGCCTGCCCGGCCACTGAGCGGATGAACGGCCACAACCTTGCCTGGACCATCCTAGCCCACGGAGCGGCCGATTCCTGCGCCAGCTGCAACCTGCGAGATCTGACCGCACTCTGTCGTGACTGCCCGCTGGTCATCGCACTCCGCTACGTTGCGAAAGAGCTAAAGAACACTGACCGCTGACACTTGGTGAGGAGACAACATGAGCGGGAATGACGAACTGGACAAGCAACTGGCGCGGCTGCTGGAGCCGGAGCCAGAGTACAGCCATGATTTCTGGCGCTGGAATCAGATGCAAGAGGAGTGGCAGCCGCTTTCCTTTCTATCGGACGACCGCGACTGCTTCCGCGCTGTAGACAAGATGGTGCAGAAGGGATGGGTATTTTGGTGCGATTACAGTCTTGGTGAAGAATCAGCGCCTAGGTGGTGTGCCACCTTTTTGAACTGGCCAGCGGACGTTTCCGTCCATGTCTATGCCACTAACAGGAGCGAGGCACTGGTAAAAGCGATGATCGCGGCACTGGAGGCAGAATGAGCGAGAATAACGAACTGGACGAGAGGCTGGCGATTGCCGCTATCCCCGAGATGGTCGCGGCGCTGCGGGCCGTCGGGCCGCTATGGGAACCGTGGGGCCTGGGCGGTATGCGGTGTCGGTACTGCGATGTTGCCTGGAGTGGCTATGACCTGGATGGAACCGACAATCCAGAGCGTCACGACGACGACTGCACCTGGAGGCTGGCACAGGAGGCGCTGCGAAAGGCGGGGGTAGAATGAACGATGTCCGCAGACACCTCACCTTGGCCCTGGCCGATATTCAGGCCGGGCAATTGCTAACTGCCACCATGCGAATCAATCAGGCGTTGAAGCTGCTGAAGGCAAGCGGTTGGTGTAAGCCGGAAGACGATAAGCCAGAACAAGGCCAGTGGGTTGCAGCATGGTATCAAGGTATAGAAAGAGGGACAGGAAAGATGGTTCGGGTGTTGTATAAAAGCGATTCTGACCTTGGCATAACAACGTGCTGGTGGGGCAATTGGGCGATGGCCCCCGACTGGTGGAAATCGTTGGGCGGGTTGCCGCCGGGAGTGGAAGGATGAGCGACCCAGAGTTCCACGGGACTGAGGAGGAAACATGACCGCACACCGGGTGGACACCAACCAGGCCGGCATCGTCGCCGCCCTCCGCGCCGCGGGCTGCACCGTCGAGTGTCTCCACGCCGTCGGCGGTGGCGTGCCTGACCTGCTGGTCGGGACGCCGGACGGACGAAACCTGCTGCTGGAGGTCAAGTCAGCGGCGGGCCGGCTGACAGTCCATCAGCGCATCTGGCACCGCAACTGGCAAGGCCAGGTGGCGGTGGTGAGGGATGTGGAAGAGGCGATGGCGGCCGTCGGAGCCTAAACGATGAGTCTCTTACTCCTGAATTGTGATGCGATGCGAATACCGCTGGCTGATCAGTCAGTACACTGCATCGTGACCAGCCCGCCATACTGGGGCCTGCGTGACTATGGTCTCGAGGGCCAACTTGGACTCGAGTCGCGGCACGACTGCCTTGGATGGGCAACAGGCGATAGCTGCGGTGCCTGCTACGTCTGCCATACAAGACAGTGGGCAGGAGAAGTGTGGCGGGTGCTACGTGACGACGGAACATTCTGGCTGGTGATCGGGGACTCTTATGTTAGCAACCCAGGCGACCGGCGTAAAGTCGGCGGGTTCCAAGCTAACCCAAGCAGCGAACGCGCCGCAGCAGAATCATCAATGTCCATGAATAAGCACAGATGCGGCCTCAAGCCGAAAAACCTCGTTGGCATCCCGTGGCGCGTAGCGTTTGCCCTGCAAGCCGACGGCTGGTACCTCCGCTCTGACATCATTTGGGCCAAGCCGAATCCCATGCCCGAGAGCGTGACGGACCGACCGACAAAGGCGCATGAGTACGTGTTTCTGCTGACGAAGAGCCAGCGATATTACTATGACCAGGAGGCGATCAAGGAACGTAGCGTATCGGATCATGCCAGCGGAAATGGCTACAAGCGATCCGCTCGATTATCCTACCGTGACTCCAATGGGCCACGGGGAAACGATAATCAGTGGCAGATACAGGCTACCCGCAACCGCCGCACCGTCTGGACTATCGCTACGCAGCCCTATAAGGGCGCACACTTTGCCACCTTCCCGCCCGCGCTCGTCGAGTCGTGTATCAAGGCGGGCACAAGCGAGCGCGGCGTCTGCCCAGCGTGCGGCAGGCCCTGGGAGAGGGTAGTGGAAAAAACCAGCCATTCAACGCCAATTAAAGAACGCCGTGGCAGAGTTGGTCATGTCGGCACACCCCCGCAGCAGAGCGGATGGTTCTGGACGCCGCCGGACGTCCGCGAGGCTGGTTGGCGACCCTCCTGCCCATGCCCACCTTCCGATCCCATTCCCGCCACCGTTCTCGACCCATTCTGCGGCAGCGGCACAACGCTACTGGTAGCACGTAACCTGGGCCGGGACGCCGCCGGCTGCGACCTCTCATGGCCCTACCTATACGACCAGGCCAGAAAGCGCCTAGAACTGGATAGACTGGCAGCCTGGCACAATGGCCCCACCTCACCCCTGAACCTATAGCCCCGGCCGTCGCCTGAGCCGGGGCTTTCCCTGACCAATTTCCAAAACTCGTGTCAAAACCCCTTGACAAGCGTATAGCAATAGGCTATACTATCATCAGTTAATCAGACAGGACACAGGAGACGGAGATGAACATCAGATTGAGCCCCGTACAGAGCGTCGCAGCGTACAATTGCTACGACGAGCGCGAGACCCTGAAGGCCAATGGCTTCCGATGGGACTCAGGCGAGCGGGCGTGGGGCAGGAGCGTCAAAGTGACCGAGCTTGATCAGCTATTGGTTCTGATCGGCGCAACGGTTGACGAAACCGAACGACGGCTGGCGGGAATCTAGGACAACCGGGCCGGGACAGCCACCGGTCCCAGGAGGACACGATGAAGCGCCAACTCAACATCAGGATCAGCGAGCCGGCCAGCCGCAAGCTGGCGGCTCTCACCGCCAAGTACGGCAGCCAGACCATCGTTGCGGAACTGGCGATAGACAGACTGTATCAGAAGGAGATCAAGATGGATGCAAAGATAGTCGTAACCGAAAGCGGGATCAAGGTTCTCGATGCCAACGGCCACGCGGTTGACTTTGACGCCGCCGTCAACGTCATGGACGAAGACATCCGCGAGGCCCTGCACGCAAGGCTCGCGCCGTGCGAGCCGCAGGTTTTCATGGCCGCTTACGAGGCGGCCCACCTGGCCAAGTACGGCGAGGATTTCAACGTCGGGTAAACAGCACCCCCCCTCCCCACCCCAGCCGGCTGGCGTGCCCTCGACCCGAGCCGGCTTTTTGTGCTCCGGCGCCCTACAGCGCCGGGGCCAACTCCCTTTCAAGCTGGTCCGCCAGCCGCCAGTCGTAACCGAACGTGGCCAGCACCGTGTCCAGGCGCAGGTCCGTGTTCAAACTCACCTGCATCTGCCGGGTTCCGTGATCGTACCGCATCGAGGTTATCCGGCCCACCCGCTGGTAGTCGAGGCTCGAAAGGGCCAACCCGTCGTCCGGACCCACGTCGTTGTCGCGCAGGTACCCCCCTCGGATCAGCATCCTCCAGGTGGGCCAGCGGCCGCCGTACCCATCCATGAGCTCGGCTGTCCCAAGGGTAAACTGCCGCCTCAACTGCGGGTTTGACAACCTCGCCAGCTCTGCATCCCGCACCGCCGTCGCTATGGTGGACGTCGCGCCCCGGCCGGAGACGTTGCGCTTGCGGGTCCAATACTTGGTCGTGTTGTTCGTCGCGGCCGCTGTCACGGCCAACGTGCCGGCGTTGCTGTACTGGGCCTTCACCGAGGTCGCCAGGTCACCAATGTCCCGCGCGGCCGTGTTGGATCCGACCATCTTCTGCCTCGACCAGATCTGCCAGTTGATCGAGGCCGTTGTGCTCAAAGACTCCATCATCGCCAAGGGTTTCTGTGGCACGCCGCTGATGTTAAACGGCGCGGCCTCGATCCAGAACACCAGGGGGTTCCCGGCGCCATCACCCCCCAGGAGCATCTCCTCGATCAGCCGCGCCACGGTCAAGCCGCCGGCCGGTAGGGCGAACCCATCGGCGTCCACGGTTGTCGCGCAAATGCCATCGACAACCGTGGATACGATCGAGCCGTGGTTCGTGATCGCCTCCTTGATCACGTCGCTGGTCATCATCTTCGCCGGGGCACTCTCCTCGCAGTCGTCTAGCAGTCGCCACCACGGGCCGGCCGCCAAGAGGTCCACCATGCTCGTGAGGATGTCGGTCGCTATGACCGTGCCATCCAGCACCGGTTGGTCGCAGAACTCATCATGCACGACCAGCCGCTTGCCCTCCCAGGTGGAGTAGCCAATGTACGCGGCCGGACCCTCCCGACGAACCCTCAACCCGAACCGTTGGAGACCACCGGGCTGGCTCCACTCTGCCCATGGCGATACGGGCCCTAGATGGAGTATAGGCGAGGGGGACGCATAGTCGCCATCCCAGAGATCGGCAATCAGGGTCATGGCAACAGCCCCCGGGTCCGAGGCCTGTACTTGAGCGTGAGATCGGACACCCACACCACCCACACCGCGTCGTCGTCCCCACCTCCGTTGTTCGCCGCGTAGGTCCGGAACGCAAAGATCAGCCGGTTCAGGATGCCGGGCTCTAGGGTCCAGACCCCACCCAGGACACTCGAGCACCGCTCCGGCAGCAGGGCAGCATCCTCCCCAATAACCTCCCTCTCCCTCCCCACCACGTGCAGTTTCTCGCCGGCGGTGTACGTCCCGGCCGGGGTCACCAGCATCAGGTTCCCCACCCCGGCCGGGAGGAACAGCCAATAGTCAATGTCCAGCGTGCCCGCACTGATGTCCACGTCGCTCGCCCAGTAGATCTGCTTGGAGGTGAGGACCCCGCTCCGCCAGTGCGCACCTGTCCGGAGATCCACGGTTCCGAGGAACAGCATCTGCCAGCGGTCTGCGACCGAGTTGTACGTCCAATCGCCGTATTGGTAGGTGGTCCCAAAGCCGACCATGCTGCGCTGGCGGTTGTTGACATTGGAGGCTCGCGCCCGGACGAGCACGTGCCACACTCCGTTGTACTTGGAGGCATCCAGGTACACTGCCCTCTGGCCATCCGAGCTCGTCCGGTTGTAGTAACCTCCCGAGCAATACGCGTTGGCGGTGTCGGTTCCTCCGGCCGCATCCTCACCCTCAACGAGGTGTGTGGTTGCCGTCTCTGGCTGCAGGTTCCGCGCCAGGTACAGCCGCACCAGCGCCGTCGAATCGGTGTCTGCGGTCAGTGTCATCCAGGCCGGCATGTCGCCCGGGATCCCCCAGACATCCAGCCGATCTACCCGCTCCGGGTTCGCCGCCGTCGGATCGTTACGGTTATGCACCTGTGGATAGTCGGCCCATGCGACGCGCGTTGCTGGTATAGCGCTCGCGGAGTATTCCAGGTACACACCATCCACGTAAACCGTGGTCGCCTGCGTCGCGTTCCCTGCCGAGCGGATGACGCGCATGAACGTGTCGTCGTTAGGTAGCTGCCCGCTCACGACGATCTTGTGCCAGGTCTTTCCGCAACTCTCTTTCGTGGCCACCGCATTGGCCGCTGTCACCTCGACATCAGAGATTGACTGCGGCAGGCTGCCGTCATACAGAGAAAGATACACGGCGTCGCCGGGCGAATCTACTGCCAACCAGGCATACCCCTTGACATAGTCGTCCGCGGCCGCACTGCCCACCGTGGGCGTCTGGAGATATTGCGTGTTCGCGTCGTCAGTTACCAGCTTCTGTGCCTGGCCGCCGATCAGGAAAACTGACGTGTCCAAACTGACCGTGGGAGCAGATCCGCTCAGCGAAAAGCCCGCCGCCAGGCCGGCCGTTGCGCTCTCGATCAGCATGTGTCCGTTGCGGAGCGCGTTGTTGAGGGTCTCCTCATCACCATAACCGGCCGCGGAGACGGTCACTGCAATCGCCAGGTTCTCCAGCATGATGCTCGGGATCTGGGCCCCCGACAGCAAACCACCAGACCGATCCTCCACCAGCTTGACCGTGAAATATGTGCTAGTCCCTCCACTCGATGGGACCACCTCGATATACACCTCATCTGCCCATGGTTCGCCCTTGGCGTGGGCGTGCGCCTGGCGCACTGTCCGCCGCAACGCGGCCAGCGTTTCGTTCAACAGCGCCATGGTCGTCGCAGGGCCCACCCTCACGGTCAGGTTCCAGCGGCCATCATCATACGTCAGGTCCACGAGGTCGTTCCCGTCCTCGGCCTCGGGCAGGTGCCAGATCGGCCGCGGGGCCGCCTCATCCACAAAGCTGGACGGCCGCGCCGCGATTGGCACCGTTGACGAGGTGTCATACATGAGCGAGAAATCCCGCTCGCCGCCGCGCAGGGTCATGGTGTAGCTCATTAGACCCTCCCCAGCAATCCCACCTGGTCAAACAGCGCACCGCGTTGCTGGCTGTTCAGGTACGATCCGACGGTCACGTTGTACTGCTGGTTGTTGTTCACTATCTGTTGCCTCAACCTCTCGGCCGGGCCCGGGGGCAGGACCATCTCGCCAGCATGGAGTACCGCATACTGCTTTGCGGGAATGTTCCAGGCTCCCGTTTGGTACTCCGGGACGCCGGACCCCCTACCCTCCCTGCGCTGTTGCTCTGCGAACTCGGTCGGGACCTGGCCAATGATGTCCAGGCGGAGCGTGATCCGTTTTTCGGCCGGCAGGTTCTCCAGCTCCTCACGAAACCGGCGCAGTTCCTCCGCGGCCTCGAACACCGTGATCTTGCCCGCCGCCAGGTCCTCCGCCAACAGTTTGGCCTTCTCCGTAAACGCGGCCGCGGTGAGGGCAGCTAGTAACTGTTCCTGGGTATAGTCGCCCGTCGCATAGGCCAACGTGGCCAGGGCCGTCTGGCTCACCCCGGCCGCAACGGCCTGCTGGTAGAGCATGTCCTCCAAACTGTCCGCGCTCTTGAGCGCGTCGTCGAAATTGCCGGCCAAGAGCTGCATGGTACCGGAGAAATCGTAAACCACCCTCCGGTCATCCTTGGTGATCTCGGCCCAGTCGGCCTGTGCCCGGGTGGCATTAAGCACCGCCTGGGTCCAGTCGTAGGTCACCCGGCGGTCATCCTCGATGGCCCGTGCGTGGATGAACTGCTCACGCGTGGCCAGCTGGATCTCGCTCCGAAACCGCGCCATGTCGTGGCCGGCCTCCTCCATGTAAACCAGGTCCTGCTGCTTGTACCCGGCCAGGCGGAGCACCTCGTCAGCATACTGCTCATAGGTCTCGGCTGTTTTGAAAAGCTCGTCCCGGTGGGCCTTCTGGGCCTCCTCGATCCGCTTGTTCCAGTTGATCAAGAGCTCGGCCGTGTCCCACGCGTCTGATACCACCTCCGCAAAGGCCGTCCCTACCTCAACCTTCAGATCCTTGATCCGGGCCTGCAGTTGCTCAAACCGGAGCTTGGTGTCTGTGGCCGATCCTCCCAGCCGGTCCATGGCAATCGCGCCCTGTTCCATGGTCGCGATCATGAAAGCCTGGTCGCGGGTCATCCCCTTGACCGAATCCATGAGCTCGTTGATCCGGTCACGCACCTTGCCACTGGAGATACCGAACGTGTCCAAGCGCGGGATGGACATGTTCGCCATCATCAGGGACCACTCCTCGATGGCCGTGGCAGCGTCCCGGCCGAAGGCCTGGCCCAGGACAACCGCCATCTCCGAGGTCCGGCCGAGCTCCTCGGCGTTGTCGGCCAGCCCCATGCTCATCAGCTTGCTGGCTGACTGCATCATGTCCATCTCGGACAGGGCCCCCTGGGTCGCTGCCCGCATGGCATCCAGGTTGGACCGGGCAACGTCAGCACCCCCGCTCAGGTTGGTGAACGCGCGATTGGCCCGCTCTGCCTCTGCCCCAAGCACTGTTAGATCGGCCGCGGCCCGCACCGCCCCCATGATGGCCAGACCCTGCAGGCCAGACTTGAGCGCCCCGACGGCCTTGTCCAGACCCTTGAGGTCGGTCGCCGCCTCCTTGAGCGCGGTCCCCTCTTTCTTCTGTCTGAGGATCAGCTCTAGAACTGCCATCCTATTGCCCTCGCACCTGGCGCAGGTACTCCAACACAGCGATATCCGCATCCGGCAAGAGGTCCACGTTCCAGGCCGTGAACTGCCCGCTGGCGGTCATCTCGTTGAGCCATCGGGCCAAGAGCATCCGGTACACCACCGGGCTGTGCAGGCGATCCGTGTATCCCCTGGACCATGCCTCTAGCCGGTCGAGACTTTTGGGCCGGCCGTCTCCAGCCGGTAGGCCTCGATGAGCGCAAAGCTCTCCCGCACCACCCAGTCCCACAGGTCGGTGCTGGCATCGTTGTAGAACCGCAGAGCCTCATCGGCGGAAACTCCCCACACCTCCGACCACCACGCCGCCAGCGTGGGGCCAACCCGGCTCATCGCCTCTAGGTCCTTGGTCTCCACAGCCTCGGCGAACTGCCGGAAAACCCCGGCATAGGCCGTCCGGTGCCGCCGCGAGACGTTTACCCAGACCTGGAGGTGCAGTCCCGTGTAGGACGGGTCACACTCCCCCAGATCCAGCGTTCGTTCGATCCGTGGTATCTCTAGCATCCTCTACCCTACGCAAAGGCCGAGAGCGCGTTGACCACCACGAACTGTCCCCGGGCTGTATCGGTCACGCTGTACACCACCTTCAGCGTGCCCGTCAGCCGGTTGATCCCCCGATCCGTCGATATGGCCTCGAAAGAGGTCCACTTGCCACACAGGTCGATGGTCGCTGTTTTGTACGTTGTTCCCCCGATCAGCGAGCCGGTGAACTTGAGCCGCAACTTCCGCAGGGTTCCGGCCAACCAGGCCGCCTTCTCCGCTGCCCCGGTGCCGTCATGGTCGAACGTCAGCTTGAGCTCAGGCCAATGATCCACCTGTTTTACGGTGGAAAAGTAGAGCTGCGCGGAAGCCAGCTCATCCGGCACAAAGCCGGTCGGGAACCGCAGGTCGAACCCGATCAACGTACCGGCCTTGGCCGTGTTTCCAAACGCTGCCCCAGCCGCGTCGATGTAGAGCTGCGCCCCGTTGAACGGGATGGTCTCCACCCCGGCCAGGGTCACCAGGGAAGCCGTAAATGCGGACGCACTGACCTGCCGGCCGCGCCAGGTCGCCGTCAGCATGACCGGCTCGTCGATGGCCCCGGACAGGCTAAACTCCTCGACGAAACAGTATTCCATCTCCTCCACCGCCTGGTTGTCGCCGCTCTCCAGCGTGAAGGTCTTGGGCGTCTCCGCCGTTCCCTCCGAAAGGTCGGCCGTGTAGGTGTACTCCGACGACCCGCCTGGCCCGGCTGCTGTTGCGGCGGCGTTGTCGATCCCGGCCGCCATGATGATCGGCAAGGTCTCAAACGTGGCCGGCTGGCTCGGCATGACCAGCTTGGCCCCTACCGCGACCTTCTGCGTCCGGCCCACGCCGCCGTAGACGCCGTAGGCCTCCTCCAACACCTCAACCTTGGCCAGGTCCTCTATCGCCGCGAACGGCCCCGGCCAAATCTTGGACGCCGCCACTGCCGTCCCGGCAGTGGATTCCGCGCCGTACTGGACCTTGCTCAACGCTCCCACACCTGCCATAGCTCACCTCCGCTAGTCCTTTATCATCGCTACCACTCGGAACCGCTCCGTGCGGTACTGTTCCTTGCCAATCACCAGATAACCGGCCTCACTCACCGCGCCCGGCTCTGGAATGAGCGTGTCCCACACCTTGACCGGCGTCGCGTTGTAGGTCGGTCCAGCGTGGTTCACAATCCACTCCCGGACATCATGCTCTATGGTGTCCAGGATGTCCTCTGCCCCTGCCTCCTCCCAGGCCGTGCCTGGGTCTATCCGCAGGACATAGATCGAGATCCAGAAATAGAAAGCGTGCGGGTTGTACCCGTCACCTCCAAAGTGCGCCTCTGTCCCGTCGCTGTGGACGGTGATGACCGGAGAGCCGCCTCCAATATCAGCCGGCTGGTGGTCATACACGGCCTGCGCTCCTGTGATCGCCGTCGACAACTGCGCCGCCAGATACTCCCGCGTATCCTTCCGGTTATACAGGCTGGTGGTCATGGTGTCCTCTCGAACGCTTGCTTGACGCCAATCTCAATTGTCTGCCGCATCCGGTCCACCACCTCCGGCCCGCGCTCCGTCTCCGTGCGCCGCATGAACGCGTGGGCCCCGCCCCGCGCCTCCTCGTAAACCGAATAGCTCAGGTTCGTCGCGATACCGCCGTAGGCATCGTTGGGCACCAGGTTGACGTATGTGTACTCCGAGTTACGCAGCCGGCCGGTGATCACGTGCGTGATGCTCTGCATGTAGCGGAAGAGGTCGTGCGTCGCGTCCCGCAGCGCCCGCCCCGCCGTGCTCGACGGCTCCAATGCCAGCATCGCCGCCTCGATCCGGCGCTGGGCCCGGCCGATCTCCGCGACCGAGTGCTGGTCGATCTCCACCGTCACCAAAGCCCCGGGGACCCTCATCAGTGTACCTCCTGCAGGACCATCTCGTAGAAGGCCTCATCCGTCGGCCACTTGGCCAGCGCCTCGATGCTGTACTCCGTTGTGCCCACGACAACCACGTCCCGCCGCGTGATGTCCAGCGTCCCCTCGCAGAACGTCTGCCACAGATCCATCGGCGAGTTCAGCCCCAGTCTCTCCTGGGTCCTGCCGTCCACCGGCATCAGGGGCAGGCACCGCTGGTTCACCAGGTGCGTCGTGCGGGTGCCCGACCGCTTGTCACTCGACCCGGCCGGGCTTCGCTTGGTGCTAAACCTCGTCGTCGCCATTAGTGCAAAACTCGGATCTGCCATCTTACCTCCCCCTCCCGACCCAAGAGGGGCCAGGGGAGGGTCTACGTATAATCGCTCGTCTCATCCACCTCAAACGAATCCACGTCATCTGAGAAAGCGTCCACCCGGATCACCCCACTCGCCCCAGCCCGAGCCGCGCCGCCGTGCAGTCGGCGGTAGATTCGCGCCTGATCCCGGTAGCTTTGCGCCTGCTGGAACGCCTGCTGGCGAGGGCCGAGCCCAAGCGACCCGGCGTACCGGCTCCACTCCGCCGCCAGCACCTCAAACGCCCTGGCAGCCGCCCTCCCGACCGTCGTCTCCTGGTCCAGGAAGTAGTTGATTTCCGCGTCCGAGTAGTTCGATCCGCCCGGCCGCGGGCCGCTGTTCTGCGTTGTATCCCCGACCTCCAGCCGAACCTTGGCCAGGTCCGTCGAGATCGAGGCGTCCGAATACGTGAACGTCATCCTACACCTACACCTCCCCCTGGATCTCGCACCAGGCCTCCAGCACGCTCCCCGAAATCGTCGCCTTGCACTCCAGCCGATAGACCTCGCCGGCCGTCAGGCTGTGCACCTTCGGCGTCGTCACATACGTCGTCGCCACCACCGGAGATCCGGTCAGGCAGGTGCTGCTCTGGTCCGTCCCATCACTGTCCTTGATCACCACCGTCGGAGAGCTCGGCGTCCCCCAGTTGGCGAAGGCGAACCGATAGTAAACCTCCTCATCGGCTCCCTGCCCGATCGGCGATTCGGTAACCTTGCGGGTAACTGCAGGTATGCTCATCCCGGCCGCCCTTCCTGTACCGTCAAATCCAGCGATCGCGGGCGCACTGTCAGGTCTAGCGAGCGCTGTACTACCGTCAGATCCAACGACCGCGTGCCGACCATCAGATCCAGCGAGCGCTTGTCCACCGTCAGATCCAGCGATCGCTGCGCCAACGTGAGGTCAACCGTCTTTTGGCGGATGATCTCCTGGACAACCCAGAACCGTATCGTGGGTCTATACAGCTGCCACCGCGCCGCCGGATCCGCCAGCTCCATGATCTCTGCGTCACAAAGCGCCCGGTTGTAGACGCGCACATCAGCGAGCGATCCGTTGAAGTACATACCTGGGCCGGACTTGGCATCCCGGCCCGCGGCCATCCTATTAATTGTGGGCGGGGAGATCGAGGTCGCGCTCGTGCCCTTGTACCTGCCGTTGAGGAACGCTGCCCGGCTGGTCGCATGATGGTAGACGCCCGCGGCGTGATTCCAAACATTCGCGCCATACCCAGCTGAGGTCTTGGCATAGCCGCTGTTCACCCCGCCGATGCTGTAGGCACAGACAGGGTCGCCGCTTATTCCGCCGCCCGCGTAGAGCATCCAGTAGGAGTTGTTTACTGTGCCATCACCAATCCAGACCATTCCCTGGTTGGCCGTGATCGTCGTGCTCCTGAACCAACAGGCCAGAGTCAGCGGCGTCCCGGTCAGCGCGGCTGAAGCGACCTGCCAATACTGGGTGCTGCCGTTGAGCTTTGTGACTTGCCCGTACAGCGGATCGCAGACGAAGGTAGGCAGGTTCCACGGGGTCATATGCGCGCCGCGGGCATAATCATGACCTGCCATCTGCCCATACCCACGGAGTGGCCACCACGCAACCAGTCCCCTCGCCTGCCACGAGGTGGAATTCAGCTCAAAGGGCACGTCGATCGGACGGCTGTGCGGCCAGCCGCTGGCCCGGCTGCGATACATCAGTTTATGTCTCCTACAAGCGGGGTCACGGTCAGCACCTGGTCCGTGCCAACCGAGGTCAACGCTTGCCCGCTCGAGTTGCGTACCACTGGAACCCCATACCGCGCCGGCAGATAAAACACCCAGCTAGCGCGTTGGGGGCTCGTGCTCGCGCTCGCCGACAAACAACCGACAAAATGCAGCCGAGCCGTGTCGCTCTGGGTGCTGTAAGCACCATCCGAGCCGGCACATTCGCCGTCGAAGTCGGTCCCGTCATCGCTCGATGACCAATAGACATCAACCGTATTGCCAGCAGTTGGGGCCACATTGAAATCGATCAAGAGCTCGATCCGAACGCACTCTGGGAACGTCGCGGTAAAATCGTGCTTGTCTCCCTGTCGGCCGGCGGCGTTGGCCAGGCTGCCAAGATCGAGCACATGATCCCCGCCCGATGAGGTCCAGGTCAGGGTGGTCCCCTGGGTTTGCTTTATGCTCGCCATGCTCGCCCCTACTCTACAAAATAGACCAGCACCCCGCTTACCTGGACGGCCCCACTCAACTCCAGGTTGAGTAGCGCCCCGGCCGCCGTCTCGACCCAGGTCACACCTGGACATGGCGGCCAGATAAAACCGTCACCTGCCGCTGCCAGAGCCATGACACCCGTGAGCGCGGTGCCACCGGCCCCGCTCTCCAGGCGGATGTTCACCGCGCCGGCCGCCACCAGCTGCAGGGCCACTACCTTGATCTTCTTCCCTGTCACCGCGGCGACCAGCGTATTGTCACCACTGGTCGCACCCGAGACCGCTGCCCGTTGCAGAGGCACGGGCCACTTTATATCAACGTTCATCTAGCACCTCATCAGGTCTCCTCAGGTCTCCAAATCCGAAAGAGCGCCGCGTCCTGCGACGCTTTGCTCCGATCAAGCGCCATCCGGGCCCGCGCGATCCGTAGCGCCGGCTCCGGCCTCACTCCCCAGCTCATGGACCTTCTCAACCAGTAGCCCAGCAGGTCCGCCCCCAGGAGGGTCGTCTTCCCGCCATAGTTCGGGCCGGACCCTCCAACCACCACGGCCCCGGCCGCCAGGAGGGCCCCCAGCATCGGGCTCTCGTCCAGGTGGCACGACGCCACGAACCAGGTGGACCCTGCCAGGTCCAGTTTGCGGATCTCGCCCGCCGAGAGGGCCACTAGCCAGCTATCACCGTACCAGTACGGCGAGTTGCGCATCCCGTGGAGCTTCACGTAGACGAACTCCCGGCCTCGCACCCAGGTCGGGTTCCAGGTGCCCAGACAGGCGGGCGGCGACAGGATGGGTTCCACCCCGGCCGCCCGCCGGACTGATTCCTCCAACGACGCCGCGCAGATCGCAGCCGTTAGCATGGTCCCTCTAGCTATTGGCCAGCAGCAAGAGCTCCAGCCACTCGCTGTCCTGGTAGACGAACATCACCACGTCGTACTGGCCTATCACAAGTGCTGAACCAGTCGAGGTCCGAATGTTCGTGTCGTTGATCGTGATGTTGTTCGCGTCGTCCCCGATGAGGATGAGTAGCTGACCCTCGTCTCCACTGGCGGCCAAGGTCATCGAGATCGCGCCTGTCGTGTCCAGTGCATAGACCGTATAGGCCGGGGTAAGGGTCTGGCCGGGCGTGGAGAGCGTAAGGTCAGCAAACGACGGTTTGAACAGACCTCCGAGGTCCAGATAGCCCGAGGCCGTTATGGCATCCACGGTCAGGTCATCTATCACCGTCAAGTCTTCCCCTATGGTCGCGCTGTGATCCACGTAGATCGACCTGAACCGCGTGTCAACCGACAGCTCAACCACCTCATCTGGTGCGGCCGGCAGCGGGTACTTGATCCCCAGCCAGGCCGCGATCACCATCGCGAGGATCACCACCGTCCAGCCAAGGTACCTCTTCTTCGTCTCGTTCATGTTTTCCTCGTCTTTCGCCGGCTCGGCGCAGGCCTCGGCGCAGGTGACGGCGCTGGCGCTGGCTCAGGCCCCGGAGAGGGCAGCCTGGCCCCGCACCACGTGCACCGCCATCCGCGGCCGTTCCGCTCCGCCCCGGCCGTCTCTCGCTTGCACTCTTTACAGATCATCGCTATCTCCATGTAGGTGGGGAGAGAGAACGATCCGCGTCCCCTCTCCCCTCTCACGGGCCTCTACCTCGGCCCGGCCTACTAAACTCTAGGTCGGCGTCCCGTCCGCCCAGGTCGAGTTGTTCACGTACCGAGGCGTGCCGGCCGTCCGGTCCTTCACGCCCACGCCGAGCTCGAGGAATAGCATCAGGTTCTGGATCGGGATCGAGCCGTTCCCCGCCCGCGGGTCGGTCATCGCCGTCACCCGCAGCGAGTTCTCGCCCTTGCCCACCCGGATCGCCAGCGGGTTCCGCTGGCTCAGCCGGCCGTAGGACTTGTAGCCCACGCCGTAGTACTGCGGTATCCCGCGCACCTCCCGGATGGCGATCACGCCGTCCCAGGTGCCGATGTACTCGGCGGGGTTCAGCAACGCCACGTCCTGGGTCGAGCCCAACTGCAGGAGGTCGTTCTTGACCGGCGTGAACTTGGAGAGCGCCGTCACCGTCGACCGGTCGCTCGGACCGATCAGGAACTCGAACGGGCCCGAGTGGCCGTGCTCCCGCAGCTCGTCGTAGGCGTCCTCGAACACCGCGTTCGTGAACACCCCGCCCGCGATCGGCACGTAATGCTCGTGGGTGCTGGCAAACGCCGTTCCCTCGAACGCCGGGGGCGTGAAATCCACCGATGTCGAGGCAGCCGTCGTCGCAAAGCCCGGCGAGTAGCCCGAGGTCCCCAGCCCGGCCAGGGTTCCGCTGTCATCGCCGCGCTTCAGGAGCCGGGTCAGGATTGATACCCGCACCTTGTCCCGCGCGTCCTTGATCGCGTCCGCGATGTCCGCGTCGATCTGCTCCAGCCGCGCCTTGCGCAGATAGTTCCAGGTCCAGCCCAGCATCCGGTCATACGGGATCAGCGGGAGCATGTGCCCTTCGGTCGCCGCCCGCTTCGGATCCGCCCGGCCGTACTCGGTAAACTGCTCAAAGCCGTTGCTGGACCCAACTCGGTACTCCACGTCCGGCTGATCGGTCACGCTGAATAGGTTCGCCATCCAGTTGGAGGCGAGCTCCGCGTTCAGCGCGGCCAGCGCGGCGTTTATCCGCGCAACCACCTGCGCGTAGGTCGTCCCATCCTGCAACTGAAACTTTGACAGTTCAGCCGCGTCCCACCCCGTCATCAGTGCCAGGGTGCTCGTATCACGAGGTCCATAAGTCGCCATCTCTCACCTCCCCAGTTAGCTCCGATCAATGAACTCCGGCCGGACAAAGAGAACCGTCGCGCTCTCCGTGATCCCGACCAGCACATCCTTGGTGCCAACGCTCTCGGCCGGCTCGCCCGCCGTGTCGCTCGCGTACACCAGATTCGCCGGCGTGCCCTCCAGCAGGCACTGTACCGGCCCAAAGGTCACCACGTCAACCCGCTCACCGACCAGCGCCGCCTGCAGAGCGATCCCCAGAACCACCGCTCCCGTAAACGCCGCCGTGTTCGCCGGATCAACATAGCCATCCGCCATCATGACGACAATCTCGCCCGCGGCGATAGTCGTCCCTGCCGTAAAACGCCGCACAATCGCGCCCTCCAGCGGCTTGATATTCGCGGCCGTTGTATCACGTCCAAAAGACATCTCGCACTCTCCTCGTTAACTCCGATCGACGAACTCCGGCCGGACAAAGAGGATCGTTTCCGCCTCCGTGATCCCGACCAGAACTCCCTTGGTTCCCGCCGTCGCTGCCGGCTCACCCGCCGTGTCGGTGGCGTAGATCAGCGCCGCCGGCGTCCCGCCCGTCAGGCACTGGACCGCCCCCAGCACTACCACATCCACCCGCTCACCCACCAGCGCGTCGCTCAGCGCGATGCCCATGACAACCGCTGCGGTAAAGTCAGTCGTGTCGGCCGGGTCAACGTACCCGTCCGCCATCATCGACACAATCTCGCCGGCCGCGATGGTCGTCCCCGCCGTGTACCGGCGCACAATCGCGCCCTCCAGCGGTTTGATGTTGGCGTCAGTAGTATCTCTCGCTACCGCCATCGCCTCAAACTCCTCTCATCAGCTCTGGATGTTGTTTCAGGAACTCCGCGCTCACCCCCAACCGGGCGGCGAACTCCTGGATCATCTCCGGGCTCACCGATCCCCGCTGGGGACCTGCCTTGGTCGCATCGATGTTGGGCGCTGTCGGCCGGCTGCCGTCCTGAACGAGGTACGGCTTGGCCTCCAACAACGTCTTTAGCGCCTCCTCGACACCGACCACCCGCCCATCAGTCACCTCGACCGCTGCCAGGTCTGCCAACTTGGCCAGGTCGTCCAGCGCCTCCGGCCTCACGTTCAGCCGGTTCGCTGTGAGCCGCACCTCGGCCTCCACCAACCGCGCCCGGGCGCTCGCCTCCGTTTCCTTCAGCTTCGCCTCCAGCGCGGCTAGGCGTTCCCGGAGCCTGGTCTCCTCGCTCTTGGCCGCCTCGGCCGCCTGTTTCTGGTCTCGCACCACCTGCAACATCGCGTCAACCGACGGGTATCCCAACTGCTCGGCCTGCTGCTTCAGCAGGGCCTTGGCCTCACGCGAGAGCCGCGTGTTGAACGAGTCTGCGTCCGGAAACACCGCGAAAGGTGCCACTGCGCCAACCGCTGGCTGCCCCGGTTTTCCGCCCGGTTCTGCGTTATCAGCTGCGGCCGGCACGGGGATCCCCGTCACCGTCGTTTCCTTGTCCACCAGTCCCGTTCCAGTAGTTACAATCTCTGCCATGCTCATCCTCCCCGCCTGTTACCGCCGGCGTCCGCGTTTTTAGGATTCGCTCATCATCAGGACCATCCTCCGGTCCAAACACTCATGTCCTCCCATGGAGGCGTCGAGGGCCAACGCTGCAGGAGGTCACGGTAGTTTTCCTTGATCCTCCCCCGCGTGTCGGTTCCCCAGCCCATCCACTCGTCCGGCACCTCGCCCCTGAGCATTACCGGCTCCCAATCGTGGACGCAGTTCGCGTGGATCGGCATGGGGTTCTCGCGCATCATGTTCTCATCCACCACCCCCAGCGCCATCAGCGCCGGACATGACGGGGTGCTGTTGCACAGCATGTACGGCGGAGGTCCCATTAACCGGTATCCCCACTGCGCCAGCGCGAAAGCCGGCTCCCGCCGTAGAGCGTCAAGCGCTACCTGCCGGCCGCTCTGCCGGGTGGTGACCCCGATCATAGGGTCCTTCCACTTGGCCCGCGCCTGGTAGTATTCCTGGATCGCGCCCCAGACCTCGCCCGTGTATCCCTTTTCCGAGAGAGCCCCGAGGAACGTTTCGAAATCACGGTTCCAGGTGTTGAGGATGCTCACCGCATCCCGCCCGGACAGTTTTGCAATCGTCAACCAGTCGGCCTGGTTCACGTTCACCAGGCGAGAAATGTCCTGTCCCCGGTAGATGTTTCGCAAGAAAGCGTCCACCCTCCCCAGGTACCCCTGCGCTCGACCCTGCGCCAGCAACTGGGCCAGGGCCTGCGCCTCGGTCTCGAACACCGCCGGTCCAAACCGGACCAGATCCAGCGCACCAACCAGATCCGTGCCCGGGGCCCATCTGGCCTCCACCTGGTTTAGCCAGGACCTGTGGAACCCCCGCACCGCGGCGGCAATCGCATCGACCTCGCGCCTCACGGCCGGTTTCACGAGGTCCAGCTCGGTCAAGCCCTTGTCCGCGGCTCGCAAGACCGAGAGAAAGAGCGAATCCGCGGTCACCACGTCCAACGCGCCGCTACCGACCTGTTCCCCCAGCAAGAGCGCCAGGCGAAAGGTAGTCTCGAGTTCAGGCCGACGCACCTGCCCCTCCCTCAATCATCCGGCCGACGATCTGACCGAGCAACTGATCCCGGCTCGCCTCGCGCATCTGGCTCAGCGTGTCCACCTCATCCTGGTCGTATCCCCAGACCTCAACCCAGATGCGCTGCTCGGGCACACCCGAGGCCTTCTTGGCCTCCGCCTCGATCCGGAGCTCGGCCACGGACCGTACCGAGGCCGGGGCCCAGATCGAGTCCAGATTCCCAGCCATGTCGCCGACGGCCTCCCCCTCCTCGCCAAAGGTCTCGGCCAGGCGCCTGGCATACATGAGCGCGTCCTCCCAGACGTTGCCGAAGGTCAGCTGCGCGGCCTCGACCTTGGCAATCAGGCCGATCTCCTGCTGTTTGAGCGTCCCCTCCGCTGCTACCTGTCGCGTGCTCTGAAACATCGACAGCGGCGTTTCTGTCACCCGGGCAATCTCGGAGCCCCAATGGCTGTGCAGGGAGAGCAGAGGCGCCAGATCAGCCGGCTCGATGCTCCCGATCTCCGCCTCGGTTGGCGGTGCCTCCGTCCACACCCAGGACCCGGGCGCGATCTTGAGCTCCTCCCCTGTGGAGGCGTCCTTCGGCTCAAACCCGATCGCCGTGAGGATCCGAAACGCCGTCGTGTCCCCGGCGGCAATCAGATCGATCGTTGCCTTGTTGAGCGCGTCCTGGAGGGGCACCGCCGCTTTGAGCTCACTGGTCCCGTAGGCCGTCCCCTGGTCCCGGTTCCTAAAGTGGAACACCGGGATCCCGAGGGGCTTGCCGGCCGCCGTCACCCACGGGATCGGCCAAGGTTCCCCCTCCGGCTGGTATGGCATCCACTCGCCCCGCGCTTGCTTTGGATCCGAGACCCACTTCTCCACGCGATCCGGGTAGTACAGCGTCAGCCGCGTCAGGTTCCGGTCCCACTCCGGCGCCAGCTCAGTCCAGCGTTTCGAGGCAAACATCGGTTGTGGGATCTGCTCTGAGGTGTAGTGGACCTTCGTCCCGCTCAGGTTCTCAGAGTCGTAGGACACGTTGTGCGTCATCCTCGGCCGACCGGCCTCCGGATCCCAGTCAACGATCAGGTAGGTGTCACCATCCCGCACCGCCGCCAGGTGGACCCTACGCTGCAGGGCATCCGCCCGCACCGATTCCCAGAGCTCCCAGACCCAGGCCGCCAGCGCCTTGTCGTCGCACTTGAGCGCAATCACCTTCAGCCGGTTCACCACGGCGTTCACGACCACCACGCAGTAGTTGTCGCAGAAGGTCGTCCCCGGCTTGACCTGCAGAAACTCCAGCATCCGATCAGTGAGCATCGTGGGATGCTCGCCATCATAGTAATTCCGATAGTGCGCGTACCACGTCTCCCTCTCATCCTCCAGCGCGCTTGACTGGAGTTGTGAGAGGACCCGGTCGGACAGCGTCGTCTCGGACCCCGGCATGATTAGCATCGCCAGTCGCTCCCGTACTTGTCGCCATTTGTCTTTGAGATTGGCCACATTGTCGCCCCGTATCACGTCCCGTAAACGTCCGAAACAAAAAAAGGGGCCGGTCCGAGCTTTCGCCCAGACCGACCCCGTGTTTCACTGTTCCAGAGGCCCCCGCTTTTGGCGGGAGGGTATTCAGTTATCGCTTCGCAGACATCACCCGGCCGCGGTCCTCAGACGAGAACAACAGTTCGCCGGGCAGTTTCGTAAGCAGGATAGCATAAAATCGCCCTGTTGGCAAAGCCTGGATGTACCGCGCCAGTTTGATTGTCTCCGGCGCCAGGTCCGCGGGCAACTGTGTTGCCGGTCCCGGCGCCTCTCGGCCATCAGTGCGAATCATCGGTAGTCACTCCTGCCCGCCCGCCGGCTGCCCTTCGCCAGCTTGTTGAAAGCCCCGGCCGCCGCGTCGGCCTGGTCTCGATACTGACCAGTCGGCACCGCGCAGAGCTCGTCAATGAAGGCGCGGTTCCAGGCGCCTCGCTTCAGCGCCACGTTCCCCGCCTCCACCTGCGCCGCGAACGGTTCCAGCCGTGCGTCCTTGTTCCCCGTCGGCCGGTCACCATACGCCGCAAACCCCGCCAGGTTCCGCAGCGAGGCCTCGATGCTTTCCTTCCCCCCCGAGCCCGGCTCCTGCTCCAGGTAAATCTTCACGCTCCGGCCGAGGTGCTGCCTGTCCAGGTCCGCCGTCGCCCGGATCACCCGCTCCCGCTCCAGCGCCGACCACTGGCCGCGGACCACGTCAGCCGCGTAGAATGTCCCGTTCTTGTGCACCGCCAACAGCACTCCGGCCGTGTATGCCCCGCCGCCGGCCGTGCCCGCCTTGTCCCAGTAACGGACCATCCCCACACAATCTGCCGTCGGGACCGCGTCCACGAATCGCGAGAACCACTCCCGCTTGAACCGGTTTCCCTCCGGCGCCCGTGGCACACCCTGGTACTCCGCCGCCCAGGCCAGCGAGCCGACGTCGCGCCGCAGCGATTCCAGCGCCTTCTTCGAGAACCGCCTCGGGCAGAGTGGCGCCCCCGCCCGCCGCCCGAGCGGATCCCGCTGCCCGCCCGGCAAGCCCAGCAGCCGGCTACACTCGTCCCGCTCCTCCTGGCTCTCCGCCAAGGCCGGGAGCCGGATCACCTCCCACTGCCCCCCTTGTTCCTGCAACAACCGGCCGGCAAGGTCATCCTCGTGCCAGCGGGTACAGATGATCACTATCGCGCCCCCCTCCCAGATACGCGTCCGGAACGTCGTCCGGTACCAGTCCCACACCCGATCGCGCTGGAGCTGGCTGTGCGCCTGCTCCCAGTTCTCAAACGGGTCGTCGATCGCCCCCAGCATGGCGCCGAATCCAGTGATTGGTCCCCCAACTCCCACCGCCAGCATGTAGCCGCGGTAGGGGTGGGCCATCCGCCACAACTGGACCGCTCTGCTATCCGCCCGCGTTGAGACAGCCGGCCGGCTCGTATCCCGGCCCCTTCCGTCCTCGGTCGCTGGAAAGAGCCGCTGGAAACTGTCACTTTCGACGAGCTCGCGGGCTTGGCGCGACTTACTCTCCGCCAGCGCCGCGCCGTAGGATGAGAGAATGACCGGATCATCCGGCCGGTGGGCCAGCCAGAACGCCGGAAAGTGCACCGACACCAACTGGGATTTGCCGCTCTGCGGGGGGGCGAAGATCATCAGCCGTTGTGTCTCGCCACGCAATACCCGTTCCAGCGCACCGGCAATCAGCGCGTGCGCCGGCTCCGCGATGTACTGCGGAAACGTGTACTGCGTGAAGGCCAGCAGGCTACGCCGCGCCGTCCGCCGCTTGATCAACTCCCTCGCTGCCATCGCCGGCGAGGTCGCCGCCGGCCGCGAGGGTAGCAAGCTCATCGTCACTAAGCTCCTCCGCCCGCTTGAACTCGATCGGCCCGCCGCCAGGCCCGCTTTGCTCCACCGCCTGACGCGGTTTATAGTCGCCAGTCATCTCCAGTAACAGCCGCCGGTCCGGGTGCGCCTTCGGGTCTTTCTGCCGCGCCACCGTCACCAGCGCCTCAAAAACGTCCCGCCGGTGCGCCAGGAGGGGCGCCGCCTGCCAATAGGCGATCTCCTCATCGATCCACGGGTACAGTCGCCGCCACTTGCGTATCGCACGGTCCCCACGCAGGCCCAGGACCCGCGTCGCCATCTCCTCCTGCGTCGCCGGCCAGCGACCAACAATGGGCGACGAGGACCATGCCAGGAACGCTGCGATCCGCCAGTCCGCCCGGGCGATCT